CGGGTACGGGGCCGCGAGCGCGGTGCCCGTGGGCATCAAGCACGGGGTGTTGATGCTGGTCGAGGACTTGTATCGGCAGCGCGGGAGCCAGATCGTCGGCACGATCTCGTCGGCGGCCGCGGTCGCGGCAACCGCGTTGCTGGCCCCTTTTCTCGCGCATCGTTACGATTTGCGGTTCGATTGACGCCCATGACGTTCACCGAACGGCTCGCGTTCCAGCGCCCGACGGTCGCGAGCACGCAGGCTCGGGCGGTCACGTGGGCGACGTTCGCGACCCTCTGGGGGATGGTCGAGCCATTGAGCGGGCGCGAGTCCATCCAGGCCGCTGTGGTCGCGTCGCAGGTTTCCTACCGTGCGCGACTCGCCACGCAGCAGCTTGAAGCGGCGGCCGTCTCGGTGGACTCGATCACGCGCAGTGGGACGACCGCCACGGTGACCACGGCGGCGGCGCACGGCCTGGCGACGGGGGACTACGCGCGCGTCGCGGGCGCGACCCAGACCGACTACAACGGCAAATTCGCCGTGACGGTGACGAACACGACGGTGTTCACCTACGCGGTCGGCGGCAGTCCGGCGACGCCGGCGACCGGGACCATCACGAGCACGCTGCTCGTGCCCGTGCAGCCGACGCTGCGGATCGTGTGGACGCCGAGCTGGGACGCGGGGCAGGCGGCGAAGACCCTCCAGGTGCTCGCGGTGCGGCTCCTGGATCGGCGACGCACAGAATTGGATCTGGGGGAGGCCGCCTGATCATGGCCAGGCCCAACCACGTCGGCGCGATCACGGCGCATATCCAGGGGAGGCGCGAGCTGACGGCGCAATTCCAACGGCTCCCGGAGGTCGTGCGGGACATCGTCAACGACGAGACCGAATGGGCGGTCCAGGAGGGGGCGCGTCGCGCACAGGCGATCCTGCGGCAGAGTCCGTCGATCCAGACGCGGGCGCTCCACGACCACGTGGGGTGGGCGATGCATCGCCGGGCCGGGCGTGGCAGTTTCGGGATCACGCGGGCGACCACCGTCTTCACGATCGGGGGGACGCGGGTGCGCGTGAAGGGCCTGGTGCGGGCGGGGGCCGGGGGCAGCGCGCGGACGAGTCAAGGGGCGACACGGGACCAGCCGTCCCGTCGCGCGCACTTCATCGAGTTCGGGGCGAGGCACATGCCGGCCGAGCCGTTCATCGTGCCGGCGGCGGCATCCGTCAAGGGCGATTATGTGGATCGGGTTGTCCGCGCGCGGACGCGGATCGAGCGTGACATGAGCACGGTCGGGAGTCGGACGCGCTGATGGCCATGACGACGAAGCTGGCCACCGGCCCGATCCTGACGGCGATCTACACCGCCCTGAACGTCGCGGCGATCACGTCAACGCTCGGGTGCGAGGTCTACGAAACGGTCGTCCCACAGGGAGCGGTCTTGCCCTATCTGCGGATCTCCACGCCGAGCGGGATCCCGTGGGATACGTTCGGGGCGGCGGGCAAGGAGCGGGTCGTGCAGGTCCATGTGTTCGCGTCGACGGCCGTCTACGAGAGCGGGTTCCAGGTGGACGCGATCTGCGACCAGGTGGTCGCGCTCTTGCAGCACCAGGCGCTCGCGGTGACCGGGCACACGCTGGCGTCGTTGCAATACGAGCAAGACACGGACGGGGCGGACGAGATCATCGACGGCGTGTTGATCGTCCATCGGGTCGTGTCGTTCGCCGCGCACGTGATCGAGACGTGATGGCGGCGACCACAGACGAGGCGGCTGGGTTGGCACTCCTCACGCGCTGCGCTGAGGCGTTGGAGCGCATCGCGGCGCGGCTGGAGACGTTCGAGGCGGCCGAGGACGCGCCGTGTGCGCATCCGGAGTCTGAGCGCGAGGTGAGCCCGACGAGTACGATGGGCCACGTGACGTCCCGCTGCAAGGTCTGCGGCGAGGAAGGGATTTAGCGCATGGCAGTCGTGACGATCAATCCCCGGATCTGGTTCGGCGCCTTCCATTTGTCCGACACCCACAGCCATGCCGAGTTGACAATGGGGCACGAGCCGGAAGACGCGACCGTCTTCACGCACACGGCGAAGAACGTGCGCGGGACGCTGGCGTTCGTGGAGTTGGTGGCGCAGGGGTTCATCGACTTCGGCAATAACGAAGTCCACGAGGTCTATCGGGGCAACATCAACGTCGCGGACATTCCAGTGACGATCGGAATGGAGGGGGCGGTCGACGGCACGAAGGCCGAATTCTTCGAAGCGAAGGTGCTGCAGTATCGCATCCCCGGTGTGGTCGGCAAGCTCTTGCCGTTCCACCTGGCGGCGAAGGGCCAGGGGACGCCGTCGGTGGACGGCACGATCCTGGGGATCGGATCGAAGACGAGCACGGCGAATGGGACCGCGCGGCAGCTCGGCGCGGTGACGGCGACGCAAGTGCTGTATGCGGCGTTGCACGTGATCAGCGTGAGCGGGACCACTCCCACGCTCAACGTGGTGATGGCGAGCGATAACGCCGAAGGCTTCGCGAGCGGGGTGACACGGCTCACCTTCGCGCAGAAGACGGCGGCGGGGTCAGAGTTCTTGTCAGCGGCGGGGGCCATCACAGACGATTGGTGGCGGGCGCAGTGGACGATCGGGGGCACCGGGAGCCCCACGTTCGATGTGGTGATCGTCGCGGGCATCGCGACGAATCCGTAACAGAGGGAGAAGGAGCAACGCATATGGCTGTCGTGACTCTGACGGGGGCTTCGGTGTTGGTCGCGGCCACTGACATCAGCGACCACGTGAAAGAAGTGACCATCGACGATGCCCGTGACGAGAACGACGACACGGTCATCTCGATGACGGCGAAGAGCATGACGGGCGGGTTGCCGCACCCGAGCATCACGCTGAAGATGCGCCAGGATTACGCGGCGTCCGAAACGCACGCGCTGATCCGAGCGGCCGTCAACGTGGCGACCGCGGTCGTGGTGCGGCCCGTGGCGGGGACCATCCGCAGCGACACCAACCCGGAGTGGCATTTCACCGGGAAGGTCTTGCAGTACCAGCCGCTCGCGGGGCAGGCCGGACAATTCCAAGAGCCGACGGTGAAATTCGAGCCGACCGGGACGCCGTTCACGTACTTGACGACCGCGACGTGATGGCTCGCACGGTCGCGATTGTCGGGAAGGCCCCACGCGGGGCGGGGACGGTGACGCCAGGTGCCGAGATCTGGGTGTGCAACGATTTCCCGACGCGCGTGCCGGAAGGCTGGGCGTGGGATGGGTGGCATCGGTGGTTCGATGTGCACACCGAGGCGCATATCCGCAAGCATCGGCCGGACGCGTGGACGCGGTATCGGCAGAACGGTCCGGTGGCGGCTACGTGGGTGACCAGGCCGATTTACCTCCACGCCGCGCACCCCGCGATCCCTGGGAGCGTCGGGTATCCGCGCGAGGCGGTTCAGCGCGAGTTCGCGTGGGGCGGCCACGACGAGGAGTTCTTCACGGGCTCGATCGACTGGATGCTGGCGCTCGCGATCTGGGAGGGCGTCAGGCGCATCGAGGTGTTCGGGGTCGATCTCTGGGAGGCGCCCCACGAACGGGGCGATCAACGGACCGGTGCGCACTACTGGATCGGGATCGCCCGCGGCCGAGGGTGTGAGGTCGTCATCCCGGATGAATCGTCGCTCTGCAAAACAGAACGGCTGTACGGCTATTTCACCCCGACGAGCAGCCGGAATTTCAGCTCGGTCTGCGTTGATCGGTTCTTTGCGCAGGTGCGCGAGGCGCAACGGAGACAGGATCCGCAGTACGTGCCGGCTGGGCTCGATACGCCGGCGCCGACGAGATAGCTGCGCCGGCTCCTGTCCGGCTCGGCGACCCCCGGCCGACGGGGTCAATAGTCGGCCAGTTCCTCGCACAGGAGGCGAGATCTGAATGACGACGACACCCCTGACCCGCGAACAGTTTTTGGCGGCACGCCCGGCACTCCCGCGACAGACGGTCGAGATCCCCGAATTGGGCGGCACCGTGATCGTCCAGGGCTTGACGGGGAAGCAGCGTGACCAGTACGAGTCGTCGTGTCTGGTGCAGAAAAACAACAAGCGCACGTTCAACTTGATCGACGCCCGCGCGAAGCTCGTCGCGCTGACGGTGGTCGACGACCGTGGCACACGGCTCTTCAGCGAGCACGACATCCCGACGCTCAGCGCCATGTCATCGGTCGTCCTGGACCGATTGTTCGGCGTCGCACAGAAGCTGTCCGGCATCGGCGACGAGGACCTTGACGAATTGGGAAAGCTCTTCGGCGACGACCCACCCGCGTCTTCGTCTTCCGGCTCGCCGAACGCCTCGGAGGGATGACGGCCGACGAGCTGCTGGCGCGGCTGAGTTCGCGGGAGCTGACGGAGTGGATGGCGCTCGCGACGCTCGATGCGAAGGTCACGGCGTTGATCACGGACGCGAAGATGGCGCCCGAGGTGGCGCACGCGATGGTGTGGGAGACCGACGACGACGCGCTGGATGATGGGGCATAAATGGCGACGCTGGCGAATTTGATCGTCAACATCACCGCGAATACCGCCGATCTGTCTCGGACGCTGGTCAGCAGCACCACGCAGATCGAGCAGCAACTCAACACGGTGGGGGCGTCGGCGGGCCGTCTGTCGACGTTCATGGACCAAGCGAAAGGCGCCTTCGTCGGCTTCGTGGCCGCTCATGCCACGATGGCCACGGTACGCGCGGCCTGGCGGGCGCTCACCGAGTTCGTGGGGGGCTCGATCCGGGCGTACGCCGAGCAAGAGGCGGCGACGGTGAAATTGACGCAGGCGCTCCGGTCGCAGGGCTCGTTCACCCCACAACTCTCACGCCACTATCAGGATCTCGCGGCCTCGTTCCAGAAAACCACGGTGTTTGGGGACGAGCTGCTCCTCGAGATGACGGCGTTGCTGACGCAGATTGGCAATGTGGGCCCGCGCCAGATGCGAGCGGCGTTGCAAGCCTCCACGGACTTGGCGGCGGGCCTGGGCATCGATTTGCGCGCCGCGACGGTACTCGTGGGAAAGGCATTCGCGGGGGAAACCGGGTCGCTCTCGCGGTACGGCATCGTGGTCAACGAGGCCGATCGGAAGGTACGCGGCGTGACGGCGGTACTCGACGCCCTGCACGACAAATTCGGCGGCCAGGCGCAGGCCGCCATCCAGGGGTATACCGGTCGCACGCAACAGCTCGCGAACACCTGGGGCGACGTCAAGGAGCAAATCGGCGAGGCGATCGTGACGCTGCCACTCTTCGAGTCGTCCTTGCGGGCGCTGCACGACGCGACGCAGCGATCGGCGGACGATACGACGAAGTTGTCGCGGGCGTGGGATCTGGTGGTGAAGACGGACGTCACGGGCCTGCTGAAGGGGGTCGACGCCCTGAATCAATCGGCGGACGCCGCGAACGTCTATCGCCGACACCTGGACGCGCTCCGGGCGATGCCGTCGCCGTGGAAGGCCGCCGGCGAGACGGAGTTGCCGTTGCTTCGGAACGGATTGGAGCGGTCCGCCACACAGATGGCGGCGCTGACGACGCGGACGGAGGCGGCCGCGGCGGCCGCCAAGACCCACGCGCTGGCGGTCTCGACGCTCAGCGAGCAGCTGCGGGAATTGCTGGTGGCGTCAGCCATCGCGGGGATGCGATCGGCAATCACACAGACGATCCCGGTGCTGGCGAATCTGACTGACACCAGTCGCGCGGTCGTGGTGCCGGCCACGCAAATCCGTGTCGTGACGGATGCCTGGAGACGCAGCATGGATGTCTTGGCGACGAACACGCTGCCGCCTGCGATTCAGGGCATACAGGATCTTGGGGCGACGGCACAGGGGGCCGGCGATGACATCATGACGCTCGGCCAGAAGATCGGCCAGGGCTTGATGAAGAACCTGGAAGCGATCCCTGGGATGATCGCGTCGGCATTCACCGGCGGCGGCGGGTTCGGCGGCGCGCTGAAGGGCATCGGTACCATGGTCGCCTCGACAGTCGGGGAAACGATCGGCTCCGGGATCGCGATGCTTGGGAAGTTGGGCGGGCCGATCGGCGCGGCCATCGGATCGATCGTGGGGTCACTGATCGACAGGTTCGCGAACATGTTCGATCACGTCGGCAAGGACTTCACGCGCATGGGGCGCGAGATGGGGGTGCAGTTCTCGGATGGGATGATCGAACAGTTGAAGCGGGATAAGAAGCGCCTCGGGGACGAGGTGGCGGCGCTCCTGACAAACGTGCCGAAG